TTTCTGTATAATATAATATACATGCCTATTATATTAGACCAAGCACTATACAATCGTGTTAAGCGTGAAGCGGATAAAATATATGAGAAACCAAGTGCTTATAAAAGTGGCTGGATTGTCAAAACTTATAAAGAGCGTGGCGGGACTTATGGACGTGATAATAAACCTAAAAATCTGCGTAGGTGGTTTAAAGAGGACTGGGCTGATATTGGTGGGCAAGAATATCCTGTCTATCGTCCTCATAAAAGGGTCAGTAAAGATACACCTTTAACCGCCGACGAAATTGACCCTGAACAAGCAAAAGAACAGATTGCTTTGAAGCAAGATATTAAGGGTGAGGCTAATCTCCCCCCATTCAAAATGAAAGGCACTGGACTTTATGATATTACCGATTACACCAAGAAGCAAGCAAAACGATTAGGCGTTCAGGTCTTTCCAAGTGATAATCCAAAATATAAATTAGAAGTATATGATAGTAATGGTGTATTTATTACCTATGTTGGTGCCGCTGGCTATAAAGATTATCCTACCTACATTGAAGAAAAAGGGCAAGAATACGCTGATAAACGTAGAGCCTTGTATAAAAAACGACATGAAAATAATAGACACAAAAAAGACAGCAGAGGTTATTATGCCGACCAATTACTATGGTAATATTCCATTTCATAGGCGTTTGGTTAAATAACGAATTTAGGCAAAAATAATATGTTGCTTAATTATATAATGAGTTTGACTGATATTCAAATTAAAGATTTAGCCAAAAAAATGAAAGTCCCTTTGGTCTTTTGCGGGTTTAAGACGGAATTGGCTGAAACAAAATTGCAACATAACAAATCCTACATTATTAATATGGAAGACGAATTTGACGAAGAAGGCAACCGAAATGAGGGAACCCATTATGCCTGTTTTCAAGTTAATAAATATCCCAGTGGTAAGATTGAGAAAATATACTTTGATAGTTTTGGTGCGGGACCACCCCAAGACGTTCAGGATTTTATTGGGGGTAAAGTTCCATTCAATACAAAAGATATTCAAAGTCTTATGAACGAAGCATGTGGGTGGTATTGTCTTGCATTTTTGCATTACATTAATGCTTATGAAGGTAGAACAAAAGACCTTTACACTGATTGTGAGCATTTCACTGATTTATTTGACGACCTAACTAAATCTGCTGACCATTTGAAAAATGAATATATATTAAAACATTTCTTTCAAAGTAATGACCCAAAGAAACGCAAGCCTGTTGAACTGAAAGGTTTTGGTGCTCCTACTGACCCCAGTGCTCCTGCTGACCCGAATACTATCATAACTGACGTTGAGAATTCACAGGGTGGCTTACCTCGTGGTGGGGGGATTTATAATGTCCCTGTTGATTTTAAATATGTTTAATATATTACCAATATGAGTAATGTATTAAATTCTGTGTTTTTTATAGAAACAACTACAATATTTTTCCCAGCACCTTCGTGCGGGTCTGTCTAATCCTAAATGCTCCTCTAATGCCGAAACAGCGTGTCCGTTGCTATTTAATAAATTCATATAATAATATTAGATTTTATGCTATTCTAACGCCTTGTATATAATTATTCCAACTTGTGATTAAAGGTGTATGTGCGGCTGTCCAATATCCATTAAAATATATCGTTGTTGAAGTTGATAGTTTTAAATATACGACTGGCGTTCGCATAAACACATTACTATATGCTGCGCTTGGGTTTGCATAGTAATCATAAGAAGACGACCAATAATCTGGTAATGTTGCTGAACTCAACGATAATCCAATAGTGCATGTGAAATCAATAGGATTGCCTGACGACGGCGCTATTTGTTTTGATACAACTGCAAAGAGAAGCCATACCCCTGTTCCTAATGTTGTTGAAAATATATTAGCCAGTGTATTTCTTGTCATTGCTGTTAAGTTAAGTTGAAAAAAACTCTCTCCTTTTACTCCAAATCCACTTGTCGTGTAGTTTAGTGGTAGTGGATTTGATAATCCTGCGTTTATATTAATACCGCTTGAATTCATTGACAATTGGGTTGTTCCACCATATTTTAATTCTAATGTTGTTGGTGCATTTATAACTGGACAATCTATTCCAGTATTCGTAGTGCTTAATTTTGTTGAACCATTATATTGCAAATTCACACCCGTTGATTTATTTAACGTTGAAGCGGTTAATGTTGCTGTTGTTAAAGTGGCTGCTGGTATTGAAACCGCATTTGCAGAAGAGGCTGTAATCGCTGTCCCTGTTCCTGCAATTTCTATGCTTGACCCTGTCCCGTTTATATTTACCTGCCCGTTTGTTGCGTTTCCTACGGATAATGCATTTGTGCTTGGATTATAAGTTAAGTCATTGTCAAAATAATTTGGATTATATGTTCCTGACGTTGTTCCTGCGGGTAAATACGATATTGGATATGTTCCTGCTGCGGTTGCTCCGTTAGTTAATACGTTGTTTGTGTTTGTAGCAACGCCTGTATAAGCGGTATATTGCTTGCTTCCGTCTGGAAATTCATGATAATTAACGGCTGGTGTTCCTGTCATAATTATATTATCTCCAAATGTTGCATTCCCAGTTGTATCTTTTGCTCCTAACACGTTGAGAGAGGGTATTGTTTCTTCGCCCTGTCCTATTGGATATTTTAAATATAACCTATCTGCTTCTTCTTTGGTAAGAGTAGTGTTGCTAAATAGACTATTATCAAATATAGACAGATTTTCAGCAGGGGGTGGATATGCACTCATTATATATTTATAGACATATAATTAATTTTAAGCAATTCGGTGTAATTTTAAAACAGCAGTAGGATTTGCAACAAGCGCTGACCCATTCACAAAAACTACTACATAGTATGTGGTTGTAGCCGATAATGATAATGTAATTGTGGGTGTTGTTATAAATCTTCCTGAACCTGTTGTAAATCCATTTGAGTTTAATTGGTTTTTCCATTTATCAAGAGCGCCTGTGAATGAACCGCTATTTGGTGAGAATGTTATTCTTATATATGACCCTGCCGTTCCTGTTGTGTTCATTGCAAAATTCATACTCGCACTCGCCAACCATACTCCTTCTGGAAATGCATAACTTACTGCGTTTCCTACTCCTGAACCTGCGTATATGTTTTGCGTGATTTCTACATAATATCCCAAATCGTCGGCTGTTATTGCCGAAGGACTATAATATAATGGTAATGGCGCCGTTATACCACCATATAAGGCTACACCACTCAAACTAACACCTAATTTGGAAGAACCATTGTATTGAAGATATAAAGGCGTTAAATCTCCGTTTATCCTTTGACAATTTATTCCTGTGGTTGTAGTGAATAATTTTGTAGAACCATTGTATTGTAAATTCACACCACTGGCTTGGTTTATCGTTGAAGTCGTTAGTGTTGAGGTTGTTAAAGTGGCTGCGGGTAATGAAATCGCATTTGCATTTGAGCATGTTATTGCTGTTCCTGTCCCGTCTATTACAATATTAGACCCTGTTCCATTTATGTTTATTTGTCCATTTGTTGCGTTTCCTACGGATAATGCATTTGTGCTTGGGTTGTAAGTAAAATCATTGTCAAAATTTAGAGGTGCGTATGCTCCGCTGGTTGTCCCTGCTGGTAAAAAACTAACAGGGTAGTCTCCTGCGGCTGTTGCTCCATTACATATTACATTATTTGCGTTTGTAGCAGTGCCTGTATAAGCAACATATTGTTTTGTTGTGTCAGGATATTGGTGATAATTAACTGCGGGTGTGCCTGACATTACCATATTTGCGCCATTAGTTGCGTTTCCATTAATTGAAGCCGTCCCCGATACAATAATAGACGGAATTGTCTCATTACCTTGTGCTATTGGAAATTTTAAATATAACCTATCTGCGTCTGCTTTTGTTAGTGTTGTTATTGTAGGGTTGCTAAATAGACTACTATCAAAAATTGATAAGTTTTCAGCGGGGGGTGGATATGCACTCATTATATACTATTTACATATAATAAATTGAAATTTTTAATGATTAAGCCACTCTTTCCAAATCTATCCAAAGAGTTGGGTTTGGTGCGCCTGGTAAAAGACTTCCTCCATTACCCGTTCGTCCTACTATATATATGGTAAATGGTGCTAACCCTCCATGTATTGCTGTTGTAGTGATATTCATACCCACTGGGTCTAATGTATATCGTAATGCGTTCGGTTGGCTGTGTGCCCATTGAGGTTGTGCGGTTAATACAACTGGTTCAACACTATTGCAAATCGCAAGACTTACCCACTCTGCATACATTGCAACATTATATGTAGCATTAATTATCCACGTTCCCGCTGGTCGTGTGAAAGTATGTAGTAGTGTGTTTGTATTTCCTACTAATGCCGCACTTGTTATAGTTATTGATATTTTATAACCTAAATCAGTGGAAGTTATGGTTGAAGGATTATAATTAAATTGTAAATAAGAGTTTAATGGGGTGTGCGTTATTCCTGTTGCGCTCGTTTGTATAGCATTCGTTCCCGCTATTTTAAGAGCAACGCCTGTTGCATTATTAATTACTCCACAATTTACTCCCGTATTCGTGGTTGATAGTTTCGTAGAACCATTATATTGCAAATTAACACCCGTTGTTCTATTTATTGTGGGGCATGTCAGTGCGTTTGCTGTAATATTTGCACTTGGTAAGGACACTGCGGTTGCGTTTGGACACGATATAGCGGTTCCTGTGCCTGCTATGGTTAGATTACCTCCCGTTCCGTTGATATTTATTCTTCCATTAGTAGTTCCTCCTACGCTGAATGCATTTGTGCTTGGATTGTATGTCAAATGATTTCCTGCACTATCAAAGTTATTAGGTTGATATGTTAGGTCTGTTGTTCCCACTGGTAAGTATGATACGGGGTATGTTCCTGCTGTGGTTGCTCCGTTTGTTAATACATTATCTGCATTTGTATGTGTTCCACTGAATGCTTCGTATTGTTTCGTCCCGTCTGGATATTGCTGGTAATTAACAGAGGGTGTTCCTGACATTATCATATTGGACGCATAAGTTGAATTTCCACTAATCGTTTCTGTTCCCCCTACCACCAATGCAGGTAGTGTCTCCTCTCCCTGTGCTAATGGAAAATTTAAATATAAACTCTCTGCTTCTTTACGTGTTAATTTTGCAGTAAATGGATTTCTAAATACATTACTATCATAGATTGTTGAATTTTCATTTGGTGGGGGGTATGCACTCATTATATAATTAATGTATATAATAAATTAAGTATTAATTAACCAATCCTTACAAAATCTAAATAAGCCGCCCCTGTCGTTGTGTTTGCTGTTCCAAAACAACGCCCTACTACATATACTGGTGTGCTTGCTATTGTTTGATTGATAATTGCTGGTTGTGTTGCAAGATAAATAATTGACCCACTACTTGCTCCGTTTCCATTTGCTGTGTTTGTCCATTTTCCAACATTAGTTCCTGACGCTGTGCTCACTGACAAAAAAATGGTTGTGCTTGAACCGCCTGTTGCACTCATAGTATATGTTAGATTGGCTGTCGCTGACCACACTCCTACTGGTAAAGAATTATATGTAATCAAGTTTTGATATGTAGAAGTGAATACAGGCAATGAAGCCACACTTGTTGAAAGAGTATATCCTAAATCAGTTGAGGTTATTGCAGACGGGGCATAATTTAATGTTAGTGGTGCGGCTAATCCTCCATTTATAATAACTCCTCCCGAAGTTGTATATATTTTGGTTGCGCCTCCATATTGAAGTTCAACTCCTGCTGCATTATTTATTAAGGCACAATTTACTCCTGTGTTTGTGGTTGTTAGTTTTGTAGAACCATTAAATTGCAAATTTACACCACTGGGGTGGTTTATCGTGGGGCATGTCAATGCATTTGTTGTCGTATTTGCATTTGGTAAGGATACGGCGGTAGCATTAGGACATGAAATAGCGGTGCCTGTTCCTGCTATGGTTAGATTTCCTCCTGTTCCGTTGATATTTATTCTTCCATTAGTGGTTGCTCCTACGCTGAATGCATTTGTGCTTGGGTTATATGTAAAATGATTTCCTGCACTATCAAAATTATTAGGGTGATATGTTCCTGTCGTTGTTCCCACTGGTAAATATGATACGGGGTAGGTTCCTCCTGCGGTTGCTCCATTGGCTAATACATTGTTTGCATTTGTAGCAGTGCCCGTGTAAGCAGTGTATTGTTTTGTTCCGTCGGGGTATTCTTGATAATTAACCGCTGGTGTTCCTGACATTATTATATTAGACGCATAACCTGCGTTTCCATTAGTAGTTGCTGCTCCCGATACTATTAATGAAGGAATAGTCTCTGCACCCTGACCTAATGGAAATTTCAAATAAAGTTTGTCCGCTTCTGCTTGTGTTAATGTATCATTTACTGGTGTGCTAAATAGACTACTATCAAATATAGGCACATTCTCTATTGGGGGGGCGTAGGCACTCATTATATATAATTCATATATAATAAATTGAGAAATTTTTACTTTTATTAAGCCACTCTCATAAATCGTATTTCTCCTGTTGATATGGTAGGGTTTGGTGAAGCAGTTGGAACTCTTGCTACTAAATATATTGTAGTTGTTGTTGTTATAAATAGGGTTATGGGTCCTGTGCTGTATGAATTTAGTAGTGGTGAAGTTTGGCTATTTCCGCAAGCATAACTAATATACTTATTTTCACTGATTGCGGCTGAACTGGTTGATATTGCAAATATTGTTTGGTTTCCCTGATTGGATGTTGTCCAAGTAAGCGCCATACTGCCTACCACTATATAAACCCCCACTTTTAACGTCGTATTTACGACATTGGAATAAGCCGCTGTGGGTGTCCATGCTGCTGATACATAATCGTTATATCCCATTACAAACTCCCAACCTACGGAAGTTCCTATAATAGCGGGGTCATAATTTAGACCTATGGCGGTATCTTCTCCGTATATTCTAATTCCATTTATATTTGAAGATAATTTTGTTGCTCCGTTATATTGTATTTCAATATCTCCTGTCCTATCTATGACAGAGCAATCTACTCCTGTATTAGTGGTTGTTAATTTTGTTGAACCATTATATTGCAAACTTACTCCGCTGGGGTGGTTTATTGTGGAACAGGTTAGTGCGCTTGCTGTCGTATTTGCACTTGGTAAGGACACTGCGGTTGCGTTTGGACACGATATAGCAGTGCCTGTGCCTGCTATGGTTAAATTACCTCCCGTTCCGTTGATATTTATTTTTCCGTTGGTAGTTCCCCCTACGCTGAATGCATTTGTGCTGGGGTTATATGTCAAGTGATTACCTGCACTATCAAAGTTATTAGGTTGATATGTGCCTGTTGTAGTTCCCACTGGTAAATAACTAATTGGGTAAGTCCCTGTCGTTGTTATATTTCTACATAAAACATTATTTGCATTTGTAGCAGTCCCAACGGCAGTATATGCCGTGTATTGTTTGCTGCCGTCAGGATATTCTATATAATTAACCGCTGGTGTCCCCGTCATTATCGTATTTGCTGCCGAGTTTAATGTCCCGTTTATTTGTTCTGTTCCTGATATAATTAAGGAAGGTATAGTCTCTTCACCCTGACCTATTGGATATTGTAATAATATCTTATCTGCTTCTGCTTGTGTAATCAAGTCGTTTGGTGCGCTAAATACATTTGTATTAAATGTTGTTAGATTGCTTGCTGGTGGTGGGTATGCACTCATTTATATATTATCCACATTTAATTTTCCAGTCATTGTATATAATAGTCTCACCCTTTGCTATTTTCCAACAACGTCTTTTATTTTCATTACACTCACAACACCTCTTTCCAAGCATTTTTTCTATTATGGATTTTATGTCTTCTTCTCTAAACCAGTCCATATTTTTAATCCTTCCTTCCAAATCAAAAACCAAATTATATGGGTTTTCACCCATTTGTGGGTTATGATAAACCCGAACAAATGAATTTTCAGCACAATCTATAAATCGTATGATATTCGTGTTTTCCATTATATATATTAAGGATATTATCTCTTTAATATATTTTTTTAATAATCAATCCAAAGTATTTCATATTCATTGTTCTGTCTTTTGTAATGAACATATATCTTTTTTCCAGTTGGTAATTCAATGATTTCCATATAAACGCACTCTTTTCTCATACACATTTTGTATATATACTATTTAGGGAAAAAAATAATCTCCATAATTTATATTATGGCGAACGCTTGGATTGAACATATACGCAAATATGCAAAAGACAACAACATGAAGTATTCCGCTGCTTTAACTGACCCGAAATGCAAAGCCAGTTATAAAGGTAGTCAGGGCAAGGGGGTTAATCCTTTTCCTATTGGTAGTAGTGGCGAAAAAGCGACTAAATTGCTAAAAGAGGCGGCGAGGGCTATTGGTGAAATTGGTGAAAAAGGTGGCGAGAAAGCGACTAATTTGCTTAAAGAGGCTGCGAGGGCTGTTGGTCAAGGCATTGCCCCCAAAGAAAATGTCTCCATGACCATTACTGAAAAAAAGAAACGTGGAAGACCTCGTAAATATTCGTCCCCCGAAGAAGCCAAAAAGGCGAAAACAACAAAAACCATTGAAAGTAATGCCCGCAAAACCAAAGCGAAAAAACAAGCCGAACCAAGTGTTGAGGGTGGTGTCCTTCCAAAGGCTAATATTATTCCTACTGCAACTGCTTCTCCTCGTTCTACCGCTGACCCTATGCTTATTCCAAGAGCAGAGGTCTCCGTTCCAAGCGCTCCTGCTTCTGCCCGTGAGGTTAAACTTCCAAAAATTTACAAACTTTTTATACAAAAAATAAATGATGGTAGTATGACACGTTATAATGAGTTAATGAACGGATTTGTATCACCAGATGATATGGACAAAGATATGGAAGAAAGTTTTGATTTTTACTATGATTTGGACCCTGTCGTGCCTACCCAAAGGGCTAAAAAAACGAGGTTTGAAAAAAGTTATAAATACTTTACTGGTGAAGAACTGGGTCGTCCTTCCTCTGGTGGTATGCTCCCACGTCTCCCACCTACTCCACCACCCGCCAGACGTGAGCGTGAAGAACCTGCTGAATTGCCTCGTCGTGTTAGACAGCGTGGAAGACCTCGTGGGCGAACTTCTCGTATCGTTGGCGACCCCGTCTCTCCTGCTCGTTCTCCCAGTCGTCGTTTATTCCCTCCTCCTATTGTTGGCGACCCCGTCTCTCCAACTCGTAATGAGATTAATCCGTTTATAGCCCAAATCACACCACCTCCGTCTCCCGTCCAAAGAAACCCTCTTGCTGACGGCGTGGGTAATTATATCATTGATTTGATAAGCGGTGATATTAACGAGGATAGTTTAGCAGAGTTTGAAGAAGTTAATGACGAAATCCCCGATTTAGAAGTTAGATTTATAGATTTCTTACATACACGTCCTGACCCAGAAGAAGGTGGCGAAGGAACTCCCGAAGAATTGGCTATGCGATTTGCCGCTTTTCAGGACGCTCTCCGTCCCGCTGCGGGGCGTGGTTTGATTGCGAAAGGTAGTCTTACTCATATCTATCCCTTGCACCACAATATTATTATGGATATGTTGAGAGATGCCTAAAATCATTTAAAGATAAATTTGCTTAAATATATATCTTCATACAATATATAATTAAGGAATGGAAAACCCAGAAGTTTCACAACCAGAAAATGAGCCTTACATGCGCAAGTATATGAGAGAACGCTATAAGCAAGACCCTATTAAGGCTCGTCAATACCGCCGTTCATGCCGTGTTCGTGCCCTTAAAAATGTTCCAGAAGCCGACGTCCAAAAGTATGGTAGATATTTAGCCGATATTTTTGAATTACGTGAAATTATTGCAAGAATTCCCAAAGAATATGTCCAAGAAATCGTTGCCTCTATTTAGGCATTTTTAGGCATTAATATAAAAAATTGATTTATATTAATGACAAAATGTATTTAACATATAAGGTTAAATTGACTTAAAATAATATCTTTACTTATTATATAGAATGCAGAATAGTTTAGCGAATTGCGAATTGTCTTTGTTTCCTGAATATGCTGAACCCATTTATCCTCTCACCAAAACCGAATACTTTGACGAGGACAATATGAAATATTTATTGAATGACACACGATTTAATAAACAAGACCGAAAAAGACTTACCGATTATAATAAACACCGACAAAGTGGCGGTCAGGTTCTCGTTCAATACAAATTGGCGAATGGCTGCGAAGAGTTCCAACTGGGACGCTTATTTCCCAATGACGGACTGGGTCTTCAATCATTCCGTTTTGATATTCGTAATCCATTGACCAAAAAAAATTACTGGGACATTGATATGGAAAATGCGCATTATTGCATTGCAGAACATTGGTGCAGTAAATACTATCTTCCCAAATCTAAAATTTTAAAATACATTCATAACCGAGAAGAATGTTTGAGTTTGGTTAGTGATAATCGTAAGAAGGCTAAAACCGAATTTTTGAAATTGTTATATGGTGGTAATGTCAAATTGTATTGTGATTTTTATGAAGAAGTTGAGGGCAATTTGAAACCAGAAGGTGTTAAATTCTTGCACGAATTAAAGACAGAAGTTCAGTCTTTAATGGATAAGGTATGGGAACAACACCCGCATTTTCATAAACTCAAAATTGGTGCTGAAAAATTGCCTATTTGCAAAAAACCTAATCCAAAAGCCTCTTTAATGTCCCTTGTTTTTCAAACTGACGAACGCAAAATTTTAATGTTTCTTGAACACGTCTTGAAAACTAAATATAATCGTAATATGGGTATATTTATTCATGACGGCGGTGAAGTTGAGAAGAAAGATACGGGTGAAACCGAAATGCCCGCTGATATTTTAGAAGATTGCTCCAACATTTTAACCGCCAAATTTAATATTAGGATAAAAATCTCACAGAAGCCTATTGAATTTGCTTGGACACCTCTACAACCCAAACTTACTGAATATGAAACCCGCAAAATAGAATTTGAAAAACGCAACTTCTTTGTAGGCAGTCAGTTCGTTCATATTCAAGACGACGCTGTAATTGAGTTTGTTAAGCCGTGTGATATGAAGTTGAGAATGCGGTGCAATAATTTTATGGTTTATGACGTTGAAAAAGAAAAAAATGTTAAAAAATATTTCTTTGAAGAATGGCTTGACGACCCCTCTCGTGCTTGTTATGAACGTATTGATTTTATACCCGACGTTTCTCGTTGTCCTCCTAATGTCTTTAATCTTTTCAAAGGCTTTAATGCTGATAAATTTAAACCTAATGTTGCACTTTCTAATGTTGAAATTTCTATGCTTGTTAAACCTATTATACGTCATTTGGATTATTTAACGGGCGGGTATGCTATTTGGTTTTTGCGTTGGTTGGCTAAACCCATTCAAGACCCCATGAATAAAAGTGAAATTGGTGTCCTTTTAAGAGACGAAGGTAGTCTTTTGAGTGAGGGTGGGGGCACTGGTAAAAACCTATTTGTTGAATGGTTTGGAAATGAAATTATTGGTAAAGATTACTTTTATGTTGTTGGTGATAATAGAGAGTTATATGGCTCTTTCAACTCTCAATTTGAAGGCAAACTATTTGTTATGGTTGAAGAAGCCAGTAGCAAAGAGAACCATTCTAACCATGATATTTTGAAATCTAAAATCACTGCTAAAACACAGAATGTTAATAAGAAAATGGTTGCTCAATATCAGGTTGGTGATTATACTAATTATCTGTTCTGTTCCAATAATCGTAATCCATTGCCT